ACGCAACGGCGGGTTCGACCTCATCATCGTGGATGAGGCCTCACACTACAAGAACGCGCAGAGCAAGCGGTGGAAGATCATGAAGCGGCTCGTGCGCCCCGACACGTGGCTCTGGCTCATGACGGGTACACCGGCCGCACAGTCGCCGACCGACGCATTCGGTCTCGCCAAGCTGGTTAGTCCGAACAACGTGCCAAAGTTCTACGGTGCGTTCCGTGACATGGTGCAACACAAAGTCACGCAGTTCCGCTGGGAGAACAAACCCACTGCGGTAGAGACGGTGCACCGGGTGCTGCAGCCGGCCATCCGGTTCTCCAAGGACGAGTGTCTTGATCTGCCGGACATGCTGTACACAAGTCGCCACGTCCCCATGACGGCGCAGCAGGAGGTGTACTACAAGAAGCTGAAGAAAGACCTCATAATGGAGGCCGCAGGGGCCGAGGTCACCGCTGTCAACGCGGCTGTGAAGATGAACAAGCTGCTGCAGATCAGTGCAGGCGCGGTCTACACCGACGACGGCGACACGCTAGAATTCGACATCTCAGAGCGATACAAAGTGCTGCGTGAGGTCATCGACGAGACGACCAAGAAGGCACTGGTGTTCGTGCCGTTCAAAAGCACGATCCGCATGTTGTCGGACACCCTGCAGGCCGATGGTATCACCACCGAAACTATCTCGGGTGACGTGAGCGCCGGGGCGCGGACCGACATCTTCAAGCGATTTCAGACCGCGCCGGACCCACGGGTGCTGGTCATCCAGCCACAGGCCGCAGCGCACGGCGTCACACTGACTGCGGCGAATACCGTTGTGTGGTGGGCACCCACGGCTTCGCTGGAGACGTACGCACAGGCTAACGCCCGCATCCACCGCTCCGGCCAGACCTCCAAGTGCACGGTAGTACATCTGGAGAGCGCCCCCGTGGAGCGCCGCCTGTACAGCATGCTGGAGCAGCGCATAGACGTCCATGCGCAGATACTCGATTTGTACAAAGATATGCTTGACTAAGGTATCGTTTGGTACTAATTGTCACGTATAGATAACACGGAGCCCACCATGACTGTTGATACTACCAAACCGTCGGTAGACGAGCTGACCCGCACGTTTGTCAGAATCCGCGATCGCCTTAAAGAGCGTGCCGCCGAGTTCAAAGCAGAAGAAGCAGACCTCAAATCCCAGCTTGACGTGATCAAGCGTGCTCTGCTTGATTACTGTTCTGAAAACGGCGTCGAAAGCGCTCGTACGGCGCACGGTACCTTCTACCGGACCACGAAAACCCGTTACTGGACTGGCGATTGGGGGGCCATGCACAAGTTTGTGCTGGCGCATGGAGTGCCTGACTTCTTGGAGAAGCGCCTCAACCAATCGGTGGTCAAGCAGTTTCTGGAGGATAACCCTGAACAGGTGCCTCCCGGGTTGAACACCGACGTGGAATACGTCGTAACTGTAAGGAAGACCTGATGGCCCCCACGTACGCCACAATCAAAGAAATCGCGGACTACTTCAAAGTGTCCGTGTCCACCATTCGGAACTGGGTTCGCAGCGGGACCATTCCGGAAGACACCTACATCAAGGCCGGAGAGACCTACCGCTTCAACCTTGATCGGGTAGAGAAAGCGCTACTGCGCAGCAACGAGTCGAAGGAGAACGACAAATGACAATGGACCTTTCTGCGTTCGAGGGGAACGCTCTGGTATCGTCCGACGCATTCAAGCGGATGATGGAGGTGAACAAAAGCCTGTCTGGTGGTGAGGGGGGCACCGGACGCCGCATCAGCATCAAGGGCGGTCGCTTCCGTGAGATCGTCAACGGCGAGCAGGTGAACGTCAACAGCTCCGGATCGCTGAACTTGGTCGTGCTGGGCACGTCCAAAATCGGACGTACCTATTTCGAGGGTACATACGATCCCGAGAACCCGACAGGGCCAACGTGCTGGTCTGCGGACAGTGAAACTCCCGCCGCGGAGGTACCGGCCGATAAGCGTAAGGCCTCCAAGTGCCGTGACTGTCCGATGAACATCAAAGGTTCCGGACAGGGTAATAGCCGGGCGTGTCGGTTCAACCAGCGGCTGGCCGTGGCCCTCGAAGGTCAGTATGAGAAAGTGTATCAGCTGCAGCTGCCCGCCACGTCGCTGTTCGGCGAGGCCAAGGACAACAAGTACGGCATGCAGGCCTATGCACGGTTCATGAGCGCCCGTGGGTTCCCGGTCAGTGCTGTGGTTACCACCGCCTACTTCGATGAAAACAGCGAAACGCCGAAGCTGTTCTTCAAGCCGGCCCGCCCCCTGAGCGATGAGGAGTTGACGCAAGTCGACACCCTGATGCGTGATCCGGACGTGGAAAAGGCAACCACACTGACCGTGTATCAGCGCGACGAAGGTGAAGACAGTGCTGGCTCCAAGCCGTATAACCCGAAGTCGCAAGGGTTTGAGGTTGACGACACGCCTGCACCGAAGGCCGAACAATCGGTCGAAAAGCCGGTCGAAGAGCCGACCAAGCGCGAGGCCAAGCCCGCCGCGGCAGCAGAACCGCAACAGCTTAGTTCCCTCGTGTCTGCATGGGATGACGAATAATTTAGAGGCGGGGCGTTCGCGCCCCGCCCGCACACAAGCGGGGGCAAGCACATGGACACACGTACGTTTCTGTCCAGCACGTTGGCGACTGATGGGTACTACTGTCTGTGGGTATTCAACCGGACCAATGGGCGGAAGATACAGAACTTCTACGCCACAATAGAGCAGCTGGAAGCTGCCGCACTGGACTATGACCTCAAGGGATGGGATGCGTATTTCGCCCTTGCTACGTTCAAGACCGACCAGAACCGCACCTCGGACAACGCGCACAAGCTGCGGTGCTTCTTTCTGGACTTGGACTGCGGACCCGAGAAAGAGTATCCGGACCAAGTGACAGCAGTGCAATCATTGCAGAATTTCTGCATGCGTATGGCACTGCCGAAGCCACTGCTGGTCAACAGCGGGCGCGGCATCCACGTCTACTGGATCATGGACCGCGACCTGACACGCGATGAGTGGCAGCCCGTGGCGGATCAACTCAAGGCCGCGTGCGTTCAGCACCGATTTCCGATGGACGCAGCAGTACCTGCGGACGCGGCACGCATCTTGCGCGTACCGGGAACTCATAACCACAAAGACAGCCCGCCATCACCAGTTACTGCGTTATCCCAAGCAGGGGCAAAGCGGGTGGCGTTCGAGACGTTTGCGTCCAAGTTTGACGGGGTCGTGGTTGAGAAACCTCGGCGTACGCCGAGGGCTATGGACCCCGTTACGCAGCAGTTGATGGGCAACAAGACCAACAATTTCAAGAAGCTCATCACCCGGTCTGACCCCTGCGCGCAGATCATGCACGCCGCGCTTAACCAGCGCGCTGTGGGGGAACCCCTGTGGCGGGCCACACTGTCTATCGCTGTACATTGCGAAGACGCCGACAAGGCCATACACGCCGTGTCCAGAGAGCACCCGGACTACGACCCGCGCGCTACCGAGGAGAAGGCCAGCCGAATCAAGGGCCCGTACCTGTGCAGTCGGTTCGAAGAGTATAACCCCGGCGGCTGCGACGGGTGCCCGCACAAGGGCAAGATCAAGTCTCCCATTGTTCTCGGCAGCGAACTACGCGCCGCAGAGACGGAAGAGGAGCGCACGGTAGAGGTGCCCGCAGACATTCAGTTCGACAGCACCCTGCGCACTACGAAAGTAGTCGTGCCGAAACCACCTGCGCCGTACATACGGGGGGTCAACGGAGGCGTGTACAAACAGACCAAGGACGATGACGGTGATCCCGTTGACGTTCTGGTCTACCACCACGATCTGTATGTCACTCGTCGCGTCTACGACAAGAAGTTTGGGGACGGGGTGCTGGTCAGACTGCACCTCCCCCAAGACGGCCTCAGAGAGTTCTTAGTATTGCAGAGTGCTGTGAACTCCCCGGAGAAGCTAAAAGAGGCCCTGAGTTCACGAGGCGTGACCGCCAAGACCAAAAAGCAATGGGACAACATAGGGTATTACATCATGGACTACGTCGATCACCTGCAAGCCAAAGAACCCGCGGACAAAGCACATCGCCAGATGGGGTGGACCGATAACATGGAGTCGTTTGTGCTCGGAGAGAAGGAATACTTCCCCGGCAGCGTGCGGCATAGCCCGCCGACCGAACCGACCGAAGTTGTCGTCTCCTACATGAAACCCAAAGGCACGCTGGAGAAGTGGAAAGAACTGATGCAGTTCTACAACCACGCCGGTATGGAGTTGCACCAGCTGATTATCTGCAGCGCGTTCGGTGCCCCGCTTATGGAATTCACCGCGATCCCCGCAATGTTGCTGCACCTCGACGGGCCGACCGGGTTCGGTAAGTCCACAACGCAGGCCGCGGCTGCGAGTGTATACGGCAAGCCCGACGGCATCATGATTAAGGCCGACGACACGAACGCCTCGACCTTCAACCGGTTCGAAATGATGAAGAACCTGCCGATCTATCTGGACGAGTTGACGAACTGCGCGCCCGCCGAGGCCAGCACTATTGCGTACAGCCTGTCCGCAGGGCAGCAGCGCATGCGTATGTCCTCCGGGTCTAACCGGGAACGTGAGCGGGGGGAGCCTTGGCACCTGACCGCCGTCAGTTCCGGTAACGCCTCTCTGGTGGCCATCCTTGAGGCTGGCAAAGCCAACCCGGATGCGGAACGCGAACGTGTGTTTGAGGTCAACATCAAGGAGTATATCTACCCGTACCCGAAGCCGGTCGCCGACGCGTTCCAGCGAGCCATCAACGGGCAGTCTTACGGTGTCGCCGGTCCGGTGTATATCGAGTGGCTGGTCAACAACAAAACGACCGCAGAGGATTTTCTGTTGAAGACACAGGAGCGTCTTGACGCTGCGTGCGGCATGTCGTCCACCAACCGGTTCATTTCGGCGTCGTTCGCGGCGTATCTGGCAGGCGGGATGCTGGCCAAGCAGCTGGGCCTCATCGACTTCGACATGCGGAAGGTGTTCGACCTCGTCGTTCGACTGGTGCGGGAGCGGCTGGAGTACAACAAGGAGAGCAAGCGGTCCAGCTTGGAGTTCTTGACACAATACATCACAGAGAACTGGAACAACGTACTGCGCATCGAAAGCACCATGGACCGGCGCGCTAAGGACGCCACCGGGGTGGCAGATGAGTTCGTTGTTCCGGACGCCACGCCGAAAGCATCCCTGATCGCACGGTGGGAGCCCGACACGAAGCGCCTCTACCTGCTGCCAAAGCCCTTCCAGAAATGGTGCGTGGACCAGCAGCTGCACATGAAAGGTGTGATGGAGGACATCAAGCGGACAAATCCGGTGGAGTATAAGAAGGTGCGGATCGACAAGGGGACGAAGATGAACATGGCCGCCATCCACGCGTACGTGATTGAACTGCCAGCTGAGGCGCTGGATGCGGGCACCGGGGATTGACGACCTATTTCCTGACGGACTGCCCATCACCGTTGCGTGGGATACGTGGCGCGTTGGGCAGTCCGTATTCGTGCCGTGCATCAACACAAAAAAGGCTGTGGTACAGGCTCGGGCTGTGGCCCGTCGGAAACAGTATACACTGGAATCGCAGGTTCGGATAGAGAACGGCTATTTAGGGGTTCGCATATGGAGAACCACATGATATAGATGGTCGGGTAACAACAGTCCTGTTGTTCTCCGCTTATCTACTGCCCCGCAGGTGCCCCCCGCACCTGCGGGTTTTTTTAATTGAGGCCGAACTGCTCCCAGAACGTGGTCGGGCTGTCGTACTCCGCAGCCATCTGCCGGATCATGGGCAGGTTCCGGTTGTTGAAGATCATACCGTTGACCGCCCGCTGCGTTGTCTGTTCGAAGGTGCGCGCCGACCGCTTCAACGTGTCCCGAGTGATCGCCTGCTGCGGATGCCGCTTGTTGTACTCGCGGATTTCGGCCAAGACCTCCCGTATCCCAACTGCATCGTTGTTCCGCCGGGCAAGGTTCAGCTTCCGCATCAGCTTGGACTTCTTCTCTACAATCGCAGTGTCGATGTTTTTCAGCTGCGTGTTGGCTTCCAGCTGCCGGATGTAGTCCGCGGAGGAGAAACCCAAAGCCTGCGCCATAATACTGTATGGTCCGAAGTCATCATAGATCACGTCACCGCGCAGGGTCTCTGCCCCGTTTTGTGCGAACCGGAAGGCACGCACCACACTGCCGAGAGATACGGGAAGAGCAGCCTCTATGGCCCGGCGATATTCCCCTTCGGACAGCAACGCCGGAATACGCTCGCTGTACTTGATAAGC